GCTTCACTGTCAAGCGCCGCTTTTGCGTTGAACCGGTCGCCGCGTCCTGCAGCTACGGCCTCGGCAAACTGGTTTCGAAGTATCTCGAATTCTGCTTCCCATTCCTCGCGCACGGAAGGTGGCAATGCTTCAAATGCATTGCCATCAGCTTTTCTTGCACCTGCATGAACGAGCGTGACGGCAAGCCCTTCCTGCTTGAGATAGTCCGAATAGTCGACATGCATCGCTATCACACCGATAGAACCGCAGCCGCCAGCGCGGGGCAGCACGATCTCCCGTGCCTGGCTTGCAATCCAGTAGGCAGCGGAAAATGCATGGTCTGTCAAAATGGCAAGGGTTGGCTTCATCGCAGAGAGTTCGGCCAGCATGGTTGCCGCATCAGCGCAGCCCGAAACCTCCCCACCGTGACTGTCCACTTCCACCACCACAGCCCGGATGCTGTCATCATCCATCGCTTCGGCAAACTGGCGGGTAATACCCTGATAGGAAGTTTCACCGGAATTCACACCAATCCAGGCACCCTTGTGAATCAGCGTCCCCTCAATCGAAACCACACCAACACCATTGCCGGTTCGGGGCACGAGCTGGTCATCAGATGCGTATGCGGGCAGGTTGGCAGACTTGCCCAGCACACCAGCATGGCGGGCGGGTACCTCAATCTCTGCAGTATCGGCTAAACGGATCTCCAGACCCGGTTCGCCAAGAATTTCACGGACCAGAAACGGCGCGATGACATTCGCTTTTTCGGCAGACAGGAGCAGTGGCCTGTTGAAAACAAGATTGGCTATGTGGGCACGTTTCATGGGCTATCTCCTGAAACCGAAAGAAGGGACGCTGACGCGGCGGTTGCGCATGGTGGCCATGCCGCTTTCTCCCGTCTTTTCCTGTTTCTGTTCGTCGGGGCTTTCGACCGTTTCACTTGTCGACTGGACACGGGTCTCACGACGACCAACATCCGGGTCGAGGCCCGCTGCGATCATTTCCGCGCGTTCCCGGGCACGTTGCTGAATGATTTCCCGGTAGTCATGACCCTGACTTGCCGCTTCCATCTCCAGTGTTGAGATATTGGTTGCCAGTCGCTCCCCGGATGCCTGCGCTTCCTTGAGCGGATCCACCCAGCCCTGTCCCGGGCCGATCCACTTGCAGTGGGACCACGCAGCCGGGTTCTCTTCAAAACCGGGCACCCCAGACGGCACATCGACAAGTCCCTGATCAAACACTTCTTCGAGAAATGCGCGGTAATGCTGTTGCTGCCAGTGATCCGCCACGAGTTGCGTCCGACTGGCAAAACTCTTTCGGAATTCAACCAGGGCAGCGCGTATTGAAGAATAATTGGCCTGGCTGAAATCGGCCGTCAGCGCCTCATAACTCATGCCGCCCGCAGCGGCGATGTTGCGAAGGGCGTTACGTTCGAAGGCTTCATAATTCGAGTGCGGATGTTCTCCCTTGATGGTTCCGATCTTCGACCCCGGGTGCAACGCGGTGAGTTTCACACCGCCAAAATCAAGCGGGCTTTCCTCATAGAATTCTGCTTCCGATCTTGCATAGCGGCTGAGCCCTTCACTATCGAGCGCATCCGCCAGTATATCGGTATCCATCGGGGTTTCGACAAACGCTGCCAATATGGCATTGAGAGAGGCTGCCTGAATTTCGTAATCGTCGTAATCACTGATCTGTTTGAGTTTCGCAGCAACCGGGGCAAGCAATGACTCACCGCGTGACATGCCGGCCCAGCGTTTCTCCCGCAAATGGATGATGACCGGCCTTCCCCACTCCGTCTCCCGGGGAAAATAATTCCAGACGTGGGAGGACTTCCCAACCTGCCAGTATTCACCGGGATGGGCAGAACGGATATCATAGCCGATTGCAGCCCCCCAGGAATCCAGATGCACACCATCCCTGCAGAATTCAGTATCCATGCCGTTGTTGGGATTGGACAGGCGAGCCGGATCTATCACCTGCAAACAGGTCTTGAACCTCGAAGGAATTTCCTCGTTGTAACCAATCCAGCCAAGGGCCTCGCCATCAGCAAACGTGTGGCGCACTGCAAGTCCCAACAGACCGGAAGCTGAAACCGCCCTTTCCGCGTCGGCATAAAATCCGGGGTCATGCGCATAATCATGCCAATAGGCTTCGATCTGGCTGGATATTTCCGTCCACTGGTCAACCGTCAAGCCTAGGGTAACCCGGTTCGGCATGGCGCTTGGCCGCCAACCAGATCCTACAATGGTGTCCACAAACCGGTTGGTGGCACTCGACGCCCACCCGTCATTGCGCACAAGGTCATGAATCCGGTCAGACAACGTCTCACGGGAGAAGCGAAGGGCCGAATGCGGCGATACCCGGGGCGCTGCCCAGTTTTTCAGGGTTGGATGATTGGATGATGCAGACCGGTAGTAGCCACCACCCAGCGCCGTCCGGGCAATTGGCTTGCCGTGCTGGTCAAGGATCCGGGGAGCACTCACAACAAACCCCTCCGGGGCCGCCTGCCAAAACCCACACCCACAAACCCGACACCGGGATTGCGCAATTTTGGTTTGCCCAGCGCTGCCCGCAATTCACCAATGTACGAGAGTAGCTGCGCTTTGGTGGCGGCACGGTAAGTGACGCTTTCTCCGTCGTACGACACGGTCACCTCCGATGCTCCCGTCAGCAACCTGTGATAGGCAGCTTCCGCATCTGACAGCCATGTTTCATATTGCTGCTTTTCGGCAGCGCTCGGATTACTGGAAATCACGTGAGGTACCTCGGATTAACGACGCTTGATCATGTTGCGCTTGGCGGCTGCGAGTGCAGCGCCCGCACTGGTTTTTTTCTCGGAACGAACGGCATCACCGTTTTCATCAATGCGGACTGAAAAGCGGTTTGCCTCTCCCGCGATTGCCCAATCAACCGGCGACTGCCAGTTGATTTTCTCCGCACCAAGCACGATCAGTACAGCTCGGGACATCACCGTCAGGTCCAGGCTTTCATTGCGGAAGTGCGATTTCTTTTTCGCCCAACCTTTGTCAGGCACACGATGCTCGGCACAAAATTCCTGAAAGTAGTTGCGCGCAAGCGTACTCGGCAGATGATATGCGCCGGGGCCTGGTTCTTCACGAACCAGCGATGCAGCGACTTCATCCTTCAACCTGTCTGTGGCAGCAAAGACGATTTTCACTTCCAACTGGTTTTTGTAGGCTTTTGCCGATTGGTTTTCCGGGGCGCGCAATTTTGCCCGGGCAACGTTCTCGCCACCCACACCCTTGTACAGGTAATACCGACGCTCCAGTCCCTTGCGTTTCTGCTTGCGCCAGAACCGGTACGCCCTTTCCGTGGTACCTGCAGCCCCGCCTGAGTCGATAATGATTGCTGCCGGACACAATCCGGATTTCGCATCGGCATATGGCCAGAACCGTTTGTGCAATTCCCCGAGTACGGCCCAGTCTTCTTCATAGAGGTGGGGCTGAACGGTTCGTTTCGCTTCGCCGGTTTTCGGGTCCCTGGCCCCGCCTGGTGCATTTTCCGGCGGTGTGGAAATATCAAAGCGGTCTATCAGCCAGCATTCGAGCCCTGCACCATAGCCGTCAACCTGAACAACAAACCTGTTCGGCTGAACATCGACTTGCACAAGAACGAACAAGACATCATCCGGCAACACGCCCAGCTCACGCCATGTGGCGGCATTCATCAACCGTTCTGTCGAAAGCTCCATCGAGCTGTCGACTGCCCTTGGAAGATACGGGTGTCCCTGGTCAACATTGGTTGTGGAACGCAGTGCCTGTTCGTCACCCGTTTGTTCGAAAAGGGCATTGGCAAGCAACCAGTTCTCAACCAGGGATGGCCAGCTTTGATAAGCAGCGGCAGTGCCTTTCATCCAGTAGCTGGCAATCTTGGAAGGACGCACATCGTCATGATCGAGCGGCACTGCACGTGTTCCGTCTTTCGATTCATGCAACCACCCGGCCCCGTTTTCTGACTGGTTGAGATGATGTTTGTCGGATGGCATCATCACGCCACCGCACTCGTCATTCGGGCAGAGCAGATAGGTCGTGGCTGCCGTCTCGGAAATCGTGTCCCTTTCCTCGTATCGAAGGTGTTTGAAATCGGCCTCGAAGACTGTCGAACAATGCAGGCAACACCAGTAGTAACGGCCTCGCGTTCCAAGATTGTACAGGCCAAGTATGCCACCGCATGGTGGTGCCTCATGAATGCTGGCCGGTGCAAAATCCTTGTCCTGTATTTCCTTGCGTGGCGAGCTTTCTGCGACACTCATGCCAAGCGAACCGAAGGTCTGGTGCCGCTTTGACATCAGCGTCCACAAGTCCCCCTCACCCTCGATATCATCCGGCATCTTGTCGTGGTCGGTCGACATGGTGAGCATGATGTCGCGGGAAGCCAGTTGTGATGCGACCGGCCATCCAATGGTCAGATGGGAGTCCCCGCGAAAAACCTTGTCAAACGTATTGCCGAGACTGGATCCCCGGGAAACAAGCCGCTTGCGGAATTCCGGACTGTGCCGCAGCATTGAGTTGATTTTCTCAATGGTAAAGTTTCTGGCTGCAACGCGGTCCATCTGTGTCACATGGATGCTGCAGGGGTTGCAGATCATCCGTTTCAAAATCGGGTTCTGGATGAGCGCCTTTGTCTTCCCTGTCCGCGCCGGGCCAGCAAACACAACACCCATGTATTTTCGGGAGTCTGTGATATCGGCTGGCTCGACCATGTACGGCGTGTCGTCACGCTTCCAGGGACCGCTGTAACTGGCGGAAACAATCAGGTCGTATTTCTCGGCTGCCTCACTGACACTCAAACGCTCTCCGGGTGAAAGCAGATCAAGACTGCGGGCAAGAACAGAGGAAAAGCTGGGATAAGGTGGAAGCACCCCTTTCGCCCGGACATAACTCAGTTGGGCGACAGCACTCACACTGCCTGCCTTTCATCTGTTGCTGTCTGATTATCTGAACCCGGCATCAGGTCAGAGTTGGAAATTTCCTTGTTCAGCAGGGATATCTGGTTGTCACAAATTCGAACCGCCCGATCCACCTGGACAGTATCGAGGCCTAGCTCCCGCTCCATCACATCCGGCAGACCCTGCAGGTTTCGCACCAGGATAGCGAAAAGTTTTTCCAGGCACTGCTCAACATCAGCACGCTTGCAATGGAGACGGCGAAACTCGGCCGTGGTCATGTATTCCTGTTCGGCCTTGTAGACGTCCCTTTGCTGGGAGGGCGTCAACCCGTTGAACTCTCCTTCATCGTCATTGAGAAGGGATAGCCGCAGCTGCTGCGCAACCGACTCCTGTTTTCTTGCAACATCAAGGTCATGTTGCTTCCATCCCATGTACCAGGCGTAGCAATGGGAAAGCTGGAATTCGTATGAGCTGCCATTGGTGCCGGCTGACTTCACCGGCATGCCCTTTCGCACATACTCGTCAATCGTGTTTGTTGACTTGCCGAGCGCGGTTGCGAGGTTCGTCTTGTTCATGACGATATCCTCAAAATCATCAGCCAGCGGATAGCGCGCCAACAATTCGTCGATGTCGAATTCAAACTGCAAATTGCTCACCATTTGCTGGACGATGGATCTGTTGCACCGGAACCAAACAACAACCCGAATCTCAACCGCAGCCCCGCCCGTCTACTAAAATTTTGAGAAAAACAGGGTTCGAATTACTCGAGGGGGATGGGGTGCCCAGGAAGGACCCGAAACACTTTCTGCGACCCGATGCACCTCAACAGTGTACGCTCACCACGGGATGACCAGCCTTAGCCGCGTTTGCCTATGCCTGTCCGGCGTTTGCGGTTTCCTGCAACCACTTGTTCAAAATCCAGATCAAAAACCCTGCGGGAACGGCGGCGGCTTACGTCCTCCTGGATGGAGCGGAACGGCAGCCTTCGGCTATAGTCCGGTTTGTCCCTCACAAAGAGAAAGACCAGTTGCGGCTCCTTGCGGCCGGTACGCTGGTATATCCCACGCGGCAAGACTGAGTTATCGCTTGCAACGAAGAAACGCTTGCCACGCAAACGGCCGGTCTTGCCCCGCTTTGCTTCCCGTGATGCCCTTGTCTCGAACTGCTCGACATTGCCTGCCTTCAACTGGCTGAGCATCTGGCGTATCAAACCCACACTGACATTGCCTGCTGCATTCAGCTTGAGTTTCTTGCCGGGCACCGCATATTCCTGCCGTTGCATGACACCAGCCCGGATCAAAGCCTTTTCAAAACCCTTGTGCTCACGGGAACGCCCGACAACATTCGGATGCAGATAACGCCCGGCCGGCACTCCCTTTGGTGCCTCATCCTTGAAATAAACGGCAGCGGTCAGGTTGGGATAGTCACGTTTCTTTGCAGGCTCAATGAACGTTGCATTTCGGGTGAACCTCGTCGGGTTGTGAAAGCTGGGGCCAATCTCCCGTCCGGTTTCCACCTGCATGTCCTTGACCAGGTTAGTCAGCGCAAGTGCCGTTGCGAATGGCAGGTCATTGCCCAACAGTTCGCGCTGTTCACGGCGGAATTGCCGCTCATCAATCTCCACGTTTACCGCGAGCAGATCGGAAGTCCGCCCACGTACGAAACTGGTCATCTGGTTTCCTGATACTGAATTCTGCCATAGCGGCAGCACTGGCGCTGAATCGGTATGCCGTTATCTGGTGGCCTTTCATCTATGGCCGGTGGCATCCGTTCAGCAGGGCCGGGAGGGGCACTGTACGCCTCAAAGGGTGAGGTGCATGGCTCGCACTTACCCCGGTCATCCTGTTTTCATTTAAGTCCGTATTTTTTCCAGAGAGTCAAACGGAACCTTGACTGTTGTCTTGCGATTGAAAATTTCTGCAAGGATTTCAACATCATTGCCGTTGGAAAACTGCTGCACTATACCTTCGACAAATGCGAATGGGCCTACTGAAACAGCCACGATATCACCCCGTCTCACCCTCGCCCGATTCGCATCCCGTACACTTTTATGTACGAACGCCGCCGATTCATGCGCCAGAAACACCGTCTGCATGGTTGCCCCGTCCACCCGCAATGGCCCGTGTTTTGTGCCCCTCCACCCGCTCACCGGATTGTCTGAAAACCATGTCTTGACCTGCACTTCACTTGCTTCAGCAAGCAGGCGGTGCGCCCGTTTCTGTTCAATCACCCGTTTCCGTTCGGTTGCCATCAAATGCCTGCAATCGTTCAGCCCTCCCCGCATCAGGGAGAACGTATCTGGTGTACCGGCCACAAACAGATAACCGGGCCAGATAATACGTGTTCGCAATTCACGTTTGCCCGAACGACGTGATGCCCGTGCCAACTCATTCCCCTCCATCATCAGCACGGGAATGCCGAAATCCTCAAACATCTCACGCGCTTCATGGTCCCTGCCCGGCTTGCAGGTGGCGACAAACCAGTCATGGCCAAGCCAGTCATCGGGGATGGTATCACCAATGCGGATACCCTTGTGGCTGTGCAGTTCAGAGACCATCAACATCACCCGGCCTTTCCATTGCTTGCGAAATCTCGTCGGCATAATCCTGCATTTCCTGCATCACCTGCCGCCTGATACCGATCAGACGCCGCAAACCGGCAGCCTTGCGCATCTGATCCTTTGTTGGCCCGCGTTTGCCCTTGATGCTTTCGGCTCGTATTTTCTGCTCAACCAGATCAAGTGCCGCCTCACCACCACGCAACCGGTCAAACTGCGCATTGAACACGGCCGCACACTCGACCAGTGCCACCCTGTCAAAACCTTCCCTGCTCATGAGCCGAATGCCTCCCAATCCTGACCTCGCCCGGCCTGCCCTGCATCGCTACCTGCGTATTCAGTTTCCAAACGGCTGTTCACAGGTGGCACGTTCGCCAGTTCAAATCCTTCCGGTCCTTCCGGGGGAAACCAGACAAACTCCACATGGTCTGGCGGGAAAGGTGCTGGTAGTTCCCGCACACCGTGCCAGTGAACCCATCCATGCCAGACATCACTGCCCACCTTCACACGCACAAAGTCTTCGGCGTCAGGCGGTGAATGCCCTGCGGCGACTGTAGTTGCCGCATGGTCCAGCCAGTGCACGAACGGGTAGCGTTGAGCCATGTCATCGTCGCGGGGTACGTGGTGCAAACCGCCACCCGGCAACGGCAGTGCGAAAGCCTTGCCGGCGGGTTCACGCGGCACCAGCTTGTCAAACAGCCATAGCCGGTAAGCCATCCAGCGCTTGCCAAACCGGGGAACGGACTGTGGCCCTTCGCGTTTGGCCCGGGGCGCTGGCAATCGCTCCCACCGCTTCTCCCGCAGATAGCTTTGCAGCATGCAGATCCCGGAGCGGGTTATCCCGCTTTCAAGGCAGGCATCCACGTAGTCCTGCATCCGGTCTTCGGCCTGCTCACGCTCATTATCCGCCAGTTCCTGCCATGCCTTGCGGGCAAGGTCCTCGGAGGACGCAAGCCATTTAGGCCATTTCGGAGCAAAGCGCTTGAACGCTGTTTCGATTTCCCGAGCCTTCGCTTTTCCGTCCTGACGCGTCGTTGCGGGTTTCCCCCCTCCCGAACCATCATGTCCGCCCTCTCTCTCCGGCGCGTCAGCGCCGTTCTCGCGCGCCTGCGCGCTGGAGAGATTCTCTGGAATGTTCTCTGGAATGTTAGTGTTCGCCTCGCGAACTACCTTTTTGCCTTCTCGCGAACTACCTTCCGGCGTTTCGCGAACCACGTTTTGCGAAGGTGGTTCGTCTCGCGAACTACCTTTTTCGCAGGATTCGGGCTCCGGATTACCGGGCAGGACATGCTCCGGCCAGCGGGCAGTATATTCATTTCTGCGCCATCCCCGGTTATCGCCGTTTTTCTTCTTTCGGCTCACCTGCTCACGCGTGATCCATCCCGCCTGCTGTGCCTCATTGAGGTATTTGTGAACCCATGTCTTGCCCCGCCCGGTCCGGGACATCAGCGTTTCAATTTCAGGAAAGCATGAGCCACCTTCCTCGTTCATGAACAGCGATAGCGTAAGCAACAGGTGCTTGCAGTCGCCGGACAGGTCGGCAAGCGTCACGGCATGCCGCCACGACCAGGCACGGGAGGTTTCAGCCACATTCATCCCACCACCTCAACCAGATCGCCGCGCGCAATCATCACCCGCGCCACATGGCACGGGCCATCGTTCACGGTGCCCACGGCATATTCCGCGATCCGCACCCGTGTGCCATTTGCCAGATACAGAGCGGCAGCAACTGACCCGACCACCCTTGCCTCCGGATAATCGATACGCGCGCGCATGACACTGTCCGTGATGATGGTTTCTGTCATGCGGCGAGCTCCCGCATGCGCTCAACCATTTCGATACGCCGCGCCAGCCAGCGCTTCACGTTCACTGCCATGGAGTTGCCGAGCGCCTTGTAGCGCGGGCCGTCCGGGCAAAATTCGGGCACTTTCCCGCGCCAGGCGATTTCCGTGTATCCATCAGGAAACCCTTGCAGCCGCTCGCACTCGATTGGCATAAGTCGACGCACGGCCCATTGGTGAGCGACGATCTGGGCCGTTGTTCTCGCCTCCAGCGTGTAAGCGGAGCCATCGGTTTTTACGCCCAGCCCATCTGGCCCGGTGTCGGGATTCTCAGAAACAGCGCGCTCTTGTATGGCATAAGCAATGGCAGCGTGGCCGCCGGCGTTCGAGTAGCTGGCATTGTGTCCCATACTGCGCAGGGGCGGATGGCTGCCATCTTCCTCAAACTGGACTTCAGTTCCCTTGCTATCGAAGGCGATGGCCGGAGGGTGGGAACCGGCAGAAAGCGCATGACAAGCCTGCCCCGATTGCGGATTGGAACGGTTATGCGGGCTGGTGATCTGGGTGGTGTCGAACGCAATCAACGTTTCAGTCTCCGCATCAAGACTTTGCTGGGCGGGCGCTGCAAGGCAGTAGGCAACATCGCCTGAGTTTGCGCACGCAACAACCGCTTGGGAATCGCAACGCAGGCTATGGTTCGCCTTCGCTCGCAAGGCAGGAGATACCTCCGATGAGGCAACCAAACCCCCATCCAAACCTAGGTCGGTTCCGAGCCCGCCACCGCCGTGAGTGCGCGCATTAAGAGTACCGGCAACCGCTTTGCCCGCTTCACGGCGCGGCGCAGGATTCCCCGACAAGCTTTCGCGCTCAAAAAGTACCGCTGCGGCACGGCGCCAGTCACCAGAATATCCGACAAGGAACACACGCCTTCGCCTCTGAGGGACAGCCCGTTCAAACCCGTCCACTCGCACAAACTGAGCGTCAAGCACTCGCCATGCAAGGCCGTATCCGTGCGCTCCATGCGTGACAAATCCCGCAGATTTCCAGCCTTGTTTCGGGACGGTGATGCGTTTGCCGGAGAGGAGGCCCAGAAGGCTTGCAAAGTCTCGTCCTCGATCGCTCGAAAGGACGCCGGGGACGTTCTCCCAAACCAGCCATCGGGGCCGGTATCGGCGAGCGACACAAGCATAGGTGAGCATGAGGTTGCCACGCGGGTCATCCAGTCCACCTCGCTCACCGGCGACGCTGAAGCTCTGGCAGGGCGTTCCGCCGACGAGGAGATCAATAGGTCTTGCTGAGCCGGGTCCATGGTCGGGCCACCTTTCATATTCCGTCATGTCGCCATAGTTCGGCGTGCGGGTTTCCTTAGGCAGGGGCGCATTACCCTTGCGCAGGCGGGCGCGTTCCTTGCGCTCCTTGATATCGCTCGCGGCGTTTTCGTCCGGCAAAAACCAAGGATGACCGGAGCCTTGCCGTTGATGCAGCACATGGTTGGGAAACGGATCCATTTCCGAGAAGAACGCCGGAGACCAGCCAAGCGGCTCCCACGCCACACTTGCCGCCTCAATGCCGGAACAGACGGAGCCGTAAATCACCGCGCACCTCCCTTGGCCTTTTCATCCGGCAATAGCGAGTGTTGCACTGGTGCAGGCGGCGGCTCCGCTGCCTCAATCAGCATGTCTGGTTGTGCGACTGCCATTTCAATCCGCTCGCAACCGATCTCGAAATAATCCGGGTCAATCTCGATACCGGTGAAAGCCCGGCCCGCCTTCGCACATGCAACGCCGGTAGTGCCGGACCCCATGAACGGGTCAAGGATGGTTTTCGCGTCAGGCAAGAAACCCAGGCACCATTGCATGACCTCCACGGGCTTCTGTGTGGGGTGGAGGCCGCCCTTACCTTTTGGACAGCACTTAAATTCGCGAAGCGCCCGATCTATACTTGTCCAGGCTAATTCGCCGTCTGCGAAATCCCCGCCCATTAGTTTCTGCCAATAGAGCCAACCTTTCGAGGGCGGCAACATGTCAGCAAAGTAATTGCCCCCCCAGATGATCTGCTTCTGGCTAAGCCCCTGCAGCACATCAAATATTGTCTTGTCAGGGCGCTTTTTATCCCAGCCCTTGTTGGGCAATACTTTCAGCTTTTGCCCTTTTCTCCCTCGAAAACGGCCACCATGCTCACCAATTCCATAAGGCGGATCGGTCACCACGGCATCAAACCTGCCAAGCGCAGACATGATCTCCGTACAATCGCCCAGCAGCAGGCGATGCGGACCGATAACAACTTCTTTCCTGATCGCGGTCATACGGCACCCCCCACTCCGAGAGACCGCCAGAGCTTGAGCCGCGTTTTGTTGCTCACCCAGCCTTTCATGGCACCCTCGATGGCAAGTTGGGAAACCCGCGCAGTTTTTGACAAACGGCGCTTCACTGCCGCCCGCGCAGCCTGCGGCGCGCATCCTGTCTCACACCGCTCCAGCACAATTTGGCCTTGCAGAAATAACCGCAGCATGGCCGCGCTGTAATCGGTTTCCTGCGTTTGTTTCACGGGTGACATGAGCTGGAACCCCTCGTTTTTTCTAGCTTTTCCCGGTGCGACAGGCCGAAAGTCGAATGCGGGTTCGGTGCCGCCTCAACCAGAAATTCGAACGGGTCGAGTGCCAGCTTTTTGCAAATCAGGAGATAGTTTGGAGCCGATTGCGGCAAGCCGTTCGCTACCCTCGACATCATGCCCTTGCGCAAGCCGAGCTGCTTGTGAGCGGCATTCAGGCTCAACTCCCGGCGTTGCAGTGCGGCAGCCACCGCATAGGCAAATTTTTCCCGGTCAATATCAGCCATGGCACACAACCTTTTTGTTGTTGCGCCTTATTCTCACAACTTTTTTGTTGTCAATTTCGTGGATGGAAAGGACCAGGGCATGAAAACCACTAACTACCAGGCCATGACAGAACCGCGCGAAGGTGGCGGTTTCATCATCCGCCTGCCGGATTTTCCGGAAGCCGTCAGCGAGGCGGATGACGAAGCAGGCGTTCCAGCCGAAGCAAGGCAATTGCTTGAAGCGAGCATCGCCTTCCGGGTCGAGGAACACGAGCCATTGCCCGATGCAACCTGTAGCGAGGGCTTTGCTGTCCCGATCCCGCCACAACTCGCCGCCAAACTGGCTGTGATCGAGGCGTTTGAGGAAAGCGGCTTTACCCAGGCTGAACTGGCCAGCCATCTTGGTATCAAGCAACAGGAGGTAAGCCGTATCCTCAGCCCGCACCACACAACCAAACTTGCCCGGCTTGAGGATGCCCTCAATGCCATGGGCAAGCACCTGGTGTTGCACGTTGAACCACTTGCGGCCAACGGGTGATAACAAACTGTACGGGGCACTGGATTTGACTGTGCCCCGTGCCCCAACCCGGCCCTGCAGAGGGCTGCAACCGACTGACGGATGAAAGCCCATGGAAAAGACCACAAGACGACCGATCCCGAAAGAAACAGCCCGGGCAATCCGCGAGGGACTGGCTGGCAAGAATTGCAAGCCGCACACTCCCGAAATGAAACAGCGCATCGCCCGGGCCATGAAACTTGCCGAGGCTGACGAGCCACAGGAGAATGACTGAGCAGGATACGGTCTCACTGGCTCACCTCCCCTGCATGGTCTTTCCAGTCCACCCGGTTAATAACGGATGGCCCCGTGTGACCGGCTTCCCAAACGAACCAGGCTGTATTCATGGAACTGGATGCCTGCGGCCCATCCCATCCATCCCGGTGCATCATGGGCAGGCGGCGCTTGAACACATGAATGCGCGCCGGTGGCATCGTTTCCATGAAGTATTCACGGTCAGGATCCCCGAACCCGCAAAGCACATTCAGGTTCATCAGCATGGCGATTTTTGATATCTCGCCCGCCTCCAGCATCTGCACAGACCGTGCAACAAACCGGTTCAGTACCTCCCGGTCATAAGGCGGATTTGTAATGATGCTCCCCACTACATAGGGGGCATGAGCCAGCTCGCAAAAATCAAACACGCCCTGCCCGGTTCCGTCTTCTCTCGTCGTCCCGTAGTCATTGAGGTCTGAAATCTCCAGTTCCAACCCGGCAGTTTCCAGCACCCGAATTATCGCGCCGCGTCCGCAAGCCGGTTCCCAGATCCGTTTCCCGAATTCCTCAAGAGCCAGCAGGCTGCGGGTGGCACAGTCCGGCGTTTCATACAGATCATGGCCACGCTCGGCTTTTGTGGCGGATTGCGTACCGATTTGAGCTCGCTTGTTCTGACTGCGAATTTCCCGCGCCCGTTGAACAGCGGCTGTTCGCCCTTGCGGACTGTCATCAACATAAACGGGTGCCGGTCGTGACTGTTTTCTCCCAAGCGTGTCAATCACCCTGTCGACGTGGGGAATTTCCCCACGCCCAGCCAACGATCTGCGTTGCCGCGCCACCGTTTTGTGATCAACAGCCAGTCGTGCCGCAATCGCCCTGTCAGAGAGTTTCGGCGTGTCGCGAAGCTGGTCGCAAATCAGGGCCTGTTTCTGCTCACGCGTGAGGTGGCGGCGATTGACATTGAGAGCGCGGGCATGCGCCTTCTTTTCCGCTTCATTCAGCCCGGTCCGGATAATGGTCGGCCAATGCTTGATACCAAGTTCAATGCAGGCTTTCTCGCGGTGGTGACCATCAAGGACGTTGCCATTCTCATCCATTTCAACCGGAATTTGCACTCCGATTTCAGCAATCGAATCCTTGAGACGGGCAAAATCCTCTTTGCCCAAGGAGGGCATGACCTGATAGGGAGCACTCATTGATGCTCCCCCTCGATTTTCCGAAAGGTCGGAGACCAGCCCTCGACATGGTTGCGCGCATCCTTATCCGGCGAGGAGTGCGGCAGCACCATTGCCCGCAGGTTCGGAAACAATGCATCGGTGAGATTGTTCTGCCTTGAGTGGTTTCGGACTTTCCGGGCCAGCAGCTTTTTGCACGGGCGGTGACTTAAACTTGCCATGCCGCACCCTTTCGCTTGCTCCGCCAACAACGCCTGTGGAGACTGGTGCAAGCCGTGGTTCTCCAAACATTGCCCGCTGCAGGGCGAGGCCGAATGCCCCGGCAGTAAGATAGGCCAGGGCGTGGTTCGTGTTGGGCACCTGGCCTGCGAGGTGTTTTCTGCTGGTGTGCGGTGAACCGGCGATGATTTCCGCCAGATACCAGGCGGTTGAAGCCGGAAAAAAGCCGCGCGAGACGCGCTCGAAAATGTCGGTTGACCACAAACGGTCGTGATTGGTGCCAGACATGGTCACCCCTTTTATGCTGGTTTCTGTTTCGTGATTTGAAACCGCAACGCTTGAAGGGATGAACGACATGGGACTCTCCGATACGCAAAACAGAAGGGAGCAAGATGCCGGCGACAGTGTTTTCACTGTCGCCAGCTACCGCCAAGGTCAGGCTCAAGGGCGCTTGACGGGAACTGGTTGCAGGGGCCGGACTCGAACCGGCGACCTCCTGGTTATGAGCCAGGTGAGCTGCCACTGCTCTACCCTGCATGAAAAGAAAACTGGCAAACGGGATCTGGGGAACCATCATTGCCCCTCCCCGTCTTCATCGTCACGACGGTGCAGGATCACCATCACGCTGGCGATCAGCACCATGAACAAGAGGCTGACAACCACAGCAACCGCATACAGACCAAGTGTGCCAACCAGGAGAGTCATGACTGATGCTCCTTAGGTTGAAGTCTCTCGTAGATTTTGCGGTGTCTTAGGAGGCGATATGCAGGCTCTCTCTCAATACGGAGGATGTAGCTATGTGAATAACCCGATTGCTCAGCCACCTCTTTCGCAGATAGACCAAGCGCTTCACGAATTGCCACGGGATCAAAAACATCGCTCATACTCATTAATTGGCAAAATGCCAGTTATTGGTCAAGGCGAAATGCCAATCATAAATGTGCGAAACGCCAATTATGAAAAATGATGACCGACCTGATTTCGCGAAAAGACTAATGAAAGCAAGGAAGTCGCGTGGTTTTTCCACTGCGAAAGCCGCCGCCAATTTTTTTGGCTGGAACTATGACACCTATCACTACCATGAAAGCGGAAAGCGGGGGATCGGCAAGGTCGCAAAGCGGTATGCAAACGCGTTTAGGGTAACCGAGTCGTGGCTACTCACTGGAGAAGGTGAAGCACCCGAGACCCCGAAAGTTCCAATTTACGGGTACGCCGCAGGATCCTTTGATGGTTTCAATGTTATCGACATAAATCCTATTGCACAAATAGGCCGCCCGCCCGCACTGGAAGATGTTGATGACGCTTATGCAGTATATGTCCGGGGTGAATCCATGGAGCCGCGCTTCTTCAATGGTGACCCACTTTTCGTTCACCCGCGCCAGGCCCCCAATCCGGGTGACGCAGTTATCATTCAAACCTACAATGGCAGGGACCTGCCGGCCGTATTTGTAAAAACGTTTCTGCGAATGCAAAAAGACCAGATCATCTGTAAGCAATACAATCCGCCACAGGATTTCGTATTCGACAAAAGGGATGTTCTAGCAATGCACAGGGTAATTCCAAACCGGGAACTTTTCAGGATGTGAAACATGAAACATGGAATAAAGAAAGTAACATTGGTCGCTTCAGTCATTGCCGCCATTTTAACCGTTGAAGCGCAGTCAGGGGAAGCGGCCAGATTGATGGCCGCAAAATCCGCATCCGGACAGAAGCAGGCGCTGATAACGGTAATCGGCTCCGCACGATACCCCTGCAGCCACATAACAAGTCACAGACATGTGGCACGGCTATCCTCGGAGCGGGAAGATTATTGGTATGTCAAATGTGGTGAGGGTGAATATGGCATCATGATTGAAAACAATGCTCGCATGACTTCCCGAGCCATGCCGTGCACTGTGGCCAAGCAAATTGGCCTGTCAATTTGTCAGTAGGTTGATTTTCGGGACTTCTCAAACAGTATCTGTTGACTAACCAGACACAAACTCCGTCTGGCAAAACCGGCAGAGTTTTGCCTCAGCCCTGATTTCTTCAGCACAGTTGGGACATCGCTTAAGCCCGGTCGAAGAATCGGGCTCGGGGTCAACAGTTGTACGGATAGGTTTTACAGGCTGTTCCGGTGGCTTCAGTGAAGGTAGCACCACAACCACAATCAATGCCAACAGCCCAAAAACTAGCCCAAGTAAAAACCACCCGACGCCACTTCTGCCTTTTGCTGTCGCTACAATCGGCGTCAAAACAGCGAAAAACAACCATAAAACAACTAGTTCCATACCCCACCTCCAACAACATGACACATTAAAATTAGTGTCAATGCCCTGTTTTTGCAAACTAAAAGCCGGAGTCGTCATTACATGAATTGGCATTATGCCAATTTTATCTTGACTATTAACTGGCGTTTCGCCAATTTATGTCCATTCAAGTCTGATTGGAGTCAAGTTATGAAAAACATGGAAACTGAAGCTGCCAGAGACATGGCAGCGGCCGTTGCATCAAGCAGGACGGCATCCCCGGTATCGATCACCAACATTCACCCCAAACCGCGCAGTGAAGCAGAAGCGCTTGGCTGCATGGTCGAAATCTTCCGGGAAAACGAAGCCCGGGGCCTCCCGACGACGGAGGAGGATCTTCGCCGCAAGAACTTTTCCCCGGAACAGATCCACGAGCTGTTGCCACGTGCCACGGCTATCGCAGAATCCGTGATGAACATCGGTTGAACCCATCCTCCCGCGGCTCCCCTGGCCGCAACCTCCACGGGCGGGCCAGTGTTTGAGTAGCCCGCCCGCCCCTTTCTGGAGTGACCCCGGCAATGAGTGATACGAACAATTTCGAACTGATGATGGAACGCCTGAAGGACGAGGCATTTTCAGCCGTGGCCGACATGCGCAGGGCCGAGAAACGCCTTTCACAGGTCATGGCAGATTTGCAGTTGTGGCAGTGCCACGTGGACATGGGCCTGCACCGCGCACAGCCTGGCCGGCGCATCACCTTTCATGTGCCGGGAAAGAAGACACCGGAAGAAGCGGTGATCAAGGGTCGGTCCCTGCGCGCCCGCGTCTTCCAGACCGAATGCGGCAGGCTTGTCGGCTTTTCACAGGTTACCCGGCTTCACCCGCCTGTCCTGCAACTGGTGACAGGGGAAACAGCATGAACGGTTTCAGCTTTTCCAAAGACAACCAAAACGGCCGCATCACAGATCCGCTGGCCGATGCGCTGATTGCTGCGCTCACCGCCTTGGCGTCCCTTGCGGCCGGCGCATCCTTATTCGTTCTAGCAGGAGTCATTTGATGGCAAGCAATAGCGTTATCGAGGATTTGAAGGATACGGTCAGCAATCTCCATGACGAAATCAGGGATCTTGAAAGCCAGCGGGCGGATCTGGATGCGAAAATCATCCAAATGGGAGAAACCTTCAACGAGTTGGAGGGCGACATTGACGAGCATCAACGCGTCATTGATTGTTATGAAGGACGTGAACCAAGGTTGCGGCATCTAGCAGAACACTTGGCTTGCGGAGAGATCCGCGAGGGAATGAAAATCCTCAACGAACTCTTTCCGCAAACTTGCCCCCCTCCTGATCAGGTTATCCGCCTGATGCAGGCGCACGGGCGCAAGACGTTTGAGGATCCCCGCAATGGTTGAGGGTGGGGTATCCGTGGGTGGGGCAGCGCTGGCCCAGGCCGTGGCAATGGCGCGGGGTGCGGTAGACAGACGCAACGACATACCAATCCTGCAGACTTTGCATATTGCAAACAATGGTGATCATCTGAGAATTACAGGCACGGATCTCGATCACTATATTGGGGCAAGTGTCCCTGTCGAGACGAGCGGCAAGGAGTGGAAGCCACTGGCTGTTAATGCCGAGCAGTTGCACCAGATCATGGGGTTGTATCCAAAGGACGCCACAGTGGAATTGGTGGCCCGGAATCAGGATTTGCTGGATATTCGATGCGGGAACCACCGGGGCACCCTGAACACACTTGATGTTACAACATGGCCGGACGTGCCACGGGTCGAATGGGTCAATGTTTGTGAAATAGAGGGCTCCGTGCTGGCTGATGCGCTGGATTATGTGCGCCCGTCCATTGCAAGCGATCAATCCCGACCATTTCTGCAGGGCGTTTATCTGGATATCAGTGAAGATGGTCTGTATGTCGTTGCCACCGATGGCCACACATTGCGCCATGCTACAACCAACCTTGTCCCCGCCGGGCTGGATGGAATGCCCGGCGTTATCATTCCGGCGCGGGCCGTAAATCTGTTTCTTGCAGCCGCCAAGCGCAATGAGACCAAGCTTACCTTTTCTGTCTCGCCAGAAAAGGTGGCGTTGGGCACTGAACAATTTGAGATCCTGTGCAGAACCCTTGACTTCGATTACCCGGACTGGCGGCGTATGAGTGAATTCGGTGAGGTGGCGGCAACCATGCAGGTTGAGGGGGAGAGCGCCGTAATGGCGGCAAAACGGGCATCCCTTGCCACCGATCATCTTAATGTATTGCGACTGGACGTTGACAAGATTGGTATAAAACTGTCCACCCGAAATTCGGCAAAAGGGGAAAGCACGGATTGGCTTAAACCTTCACTGCTGGAGACAAAAGAAGATTTTGTGTGCGGATTTGACCCCGGCTATCTTGTGGTCGCTTTTGAGCAGGCAGGGTCACAGACCGCAACCATGGAAATTTGCACCTCAAATGGAGGGCGGGGGCGCGTCACTTTTGGTGATGGCGGCAAATGGTGCCTAATCATGGGCAAAACTCCCCGATGATTACCCCCGATAACGACACCCGCAACAAGGAAAAGCGAAGACTGGCCGCGATACGCCAGCGTCATGTTTACTCACATCACGGCTGGAGCGTCAGCTATGATGGAATGGCGGCACAATTACTGGCCACTGACCCGGCCAGCTTTGAGAACAACCCCGAGCCCGAAACGGTCGCCACCCTGCCCCATGCAGATCTGAATCTGGTTGAGTTTTTGGTAAATGCGCACACAGACATTGGCTTTCTGCTGGTCATGCTGGACAGGGCGATAGAGCGGATACACGCATTAAGTGGCAACCAGCTCGCCCCCCGCCAGGCAGAGCGGGCCGCCACACATGCGACTGACCCCCTGTTGAACCGCCACGGCAATCAGGCAGATCTGGCCGCAAATTGTGCGATCCTGTGCAATGAACCGGCATTCAAAAAGTTTCTCAAAACCTGTCACGGGCTCGCCACGGCAAACGATGAAGCAACGGCCGCGAAGGTCCGCGAGCTGCTTGGCATTGCCAGCCGAAAGACCCTCAACACCGATCCGAAAAAGGCTGTGATCTGGCGAAAACTGGTTCATGATTATGAGGGCTGGTTGCGCAATGGATAAAACGGCGGAAAACAGCAACCTTGCCAAGCATCCGGATTCGGGTAATTCTGGCGCTTGCCTTAAAGCCATGGTGCGCGCGCTGGCAAAGCAACAAGCGCAAATTGATCATGATTATCGGGTAGCACATGAAACGAGCAGCGATATACGCAAGGTTCAGTAGCGATCTGCAGAACGAAAATTCATGCAGAGACCAGATCCAGTTGTGTACGACATGGGCAAGTGAACGGGGTTTTTCCGTAGTCCGGTCTTATGAAGATTCTGCCATATCCGGTGCCAGCACAATAAACAGGTTTGGCCTGGCCACCCTCTTGCGTGATGCGCGGGAACACAAGTTTGATACAGTCATTTGCGAGGCGCTGGACCGGCTTTCCCGCGACCAGGCAGACCTTGGCCAGTTGAAAAAGGAACTGGCATTCAACGATGTTGACATTCATACGGTTCAGGATGGCGAAGTCGGTATCATGCATATTGGCCTAAAGGGCCTTATGGGAGAAATGTATCTCGCCGATCTTAAACAAAAAACACATCGCGGCCTGTCGGCTGTTGTCAACAGCGGCAGGCATCCGGGCGGCCGTTCCTATGGATATCAGGCGGTGCCGGGAAAAACCGGCATCCTGCAGATTGACGCATATGAGGCCGGTATTGTCCGGAGAATTTTCGATGAATACATATCGGGATCCACACCACGCCAGATTGCCACTGGGTTGAACGCGGAACACATACCATCGCCTCGCGGCGGAAAGTGGAACGCATCAACCATAAACGGAAGCAAAGCCCGGAAAAACGGGATCCTGCAAAACCTGCTTTACACCGGCAAGACAGTCTGGAACCGGCAACGGTTTGTAAACAATCCCGCGACCGGCAAGCGCGTGTCGCGCCCCAATCCGGAAAGTGAATGGATCATCAAGGGCACCCCGGAGCTGCGAATTCTGGATGATGAAACCTTCAACAAGGCGGCAGCCATCAAGAATGACAAAAGCAAGGGCCCACGGCAAAAGACACGGCAGGCAAGACACCTGCTGAGTGGACTTGTCAAATGTGGAACATGTGGCGCTTCCTATACCATCATCGGCCGGGACCGGTTGGGATGCGCGGGGTACAGGGAACGCGGCGACTGTAACAATAATCGAACCGTTACCAGGCGACATGTTGAACAGCGTGTGCTGCATGCTTTGAAAAACCGGCTTGGTGAACCGGATCTGATTTCAGAATACATCAAAGCATATCATGCGGAACGCAACCGCCTGCAGCATGAAGAAAGATCACAAAGGGCAGGGCTTGAACGCCGGTTACATGAGATTACCAGTAAGATTGAATGGATAGTGGACCGGATGATTGACGGAACCGCCCCTGCAGCAATGCAGGCACGTGTTCCTGCCATGGAGGCGGAGCAATCCAAAATCCGGGAACAACTGGAAGAACTCGGGCGACCGGTTGAAACAATTGACCTGCATCCGGCTGCAGCAGAAAAGTATCG